CTGACGTTAGCACGGAAACCTGCTGTAAACTCAAGTACATTGGCCAACTCTGGTGACGTTACCATGAAGTTTGCACCCCCTCGTAACGTCTTTCTGTGGACTTGAGCGGACACATCATTGATTGTCTCAAGAAGTGTTTCATACCACTCAGACACAGTACCCGTAAAGTCGGGCGCGGATGCGCCGGCTCCAACTTCGGCACCAGTTGTCTTATCGACAAAGAGACCAGGCGAACGAGACCAGAAGTAAGTAGCCGCTGTGGCACCTTTAACCAGATCTTCGACGATCTCACGATCAATTTCCAAAGCAATTTGCTCTGAAAGAATTGATGTAAGCTCAACTTCTGCATCCAAGTTATGGTATGCATTAAGATCTTGGCCAAGTTCTGGCGTCCACTTAGCTTTGAGCTTCTTGGTTATTGCCGTCACCGACACAGAATCTACCTGAATATTAATTTCAGGAATTTCTGTATTATTTTCCAGACCCCAATCTGTGATACCAACAATAGATCCCAGAGAGCCGCCCTGAATAAAGTTGTCGACAATTGGGAAGGACATATCAATGTTTGCTCCCTCGGCTGCAACTTGATTGGCTGTCCGCGTTTCACTGGCTACCACACAATATAGTGTATTAGCGCCTCTTTGGGGCGATGCCCCGACAGAAGAACTAAATTGTGTCAAACGACGCAAATGAAACGTGGGGGCTGTCATATTTTCATAGGTCAACCCTACTAAGTTATCAAAGTTAAACAACGTACCATTCGAGCATGTCAAATCGGCTGTTGGTGCATTATATATTGCAAAGTTCGTTGTACCAGAAGTTAAGTCTGGATCGAATTGCAAGATAGCATCAACTTTATTAGCTAGCGCTGTTCCGGCGCCCAGGAGACCGCCATTACCGCCATAAGTCTCCTGCGCGAACGCCGTACCAGAGAATTGGATTGTTGGCGCCGGGAAAGCTCCATGGAGTACACTACAAGTAGGCGATGAATAACCGTTGGTCAAATTGTAAAATTGACCAGCGTCTGTTCCAACATCACCGGCCAAGTCGACCCCAGTGGTAATTTGCGCACCGACAACATCGCCACCATACACCGATTGTCCGACTGCGAAGTCGAGTCGTGGCGTTTGGTCGCTGTCAGTTCCTCCAAACGTAAAGTCTAGAAAGAAAATCAAGCCAGATGGTAAACTCATAGGTTGAACGCTGACCAGTTCATTTGCAATCAATGCGCCGAATACACGACGAACGATCGGAAATGCAACAGCTGCGAAGCCTTCGACATCACCCCCTTGCATGGACGAAGCCGCCTCACGCAAAAGTTCTTTCGCTTGGTTTTCCAAAAGACGAGCCATACTATTTTTAGTACCCTCATCTGTCAAACCTTCAAGAAGACCCGTACGTTCCCATTTTTCAAGCAGCGCAGCACCTTCTTTTCTCATATCGCGATTAACGATACCTTCAGTTAATTTATTTAAAATGGACATTTTTTAAAACTCCTCCTCATTAATTATTTTTTAGTCCAGCGAGAGTTCTCATCCTCTCAGCGAAAGGATCAACCTTTCGCTTCTCCTCTTTACGAGGAATAAAAGCTGAAGAGCTACGTGTCACTACTTCGTTCAGTGATTCTGGCGCCTTACGCTTTGAACTGCTGCCCACTGCACTTTGAAGAGTTTCAAAAACAATTTTTGCTTCTTCAACAGAAGTTGTGCTTGAAATGGCGTCGACAATTTTATCTTTTTGCCGCTCATTCAACGAGATGCTATTTAAAACACGGTTTTGATAAAGTAATTTAGCATTTGTTAAATTACTTTCATTAAGCTTTTCTTTAAGCTTATTAATGATACTGCCAAACTTGTTGAGTTTTCCCTCTAACAGTTGGACTTTTTTATTAAGCCGGGTTTCCTCAAGCTCCATTTTGCGCCAGCTATAATCATAATAGCCACCACCGCCAGATTGCTCTCCACCCGTCTTGTCTTTCTTTTTGGTTTTCTCTTCTTCAAGATCAACTTCCGCTTCTTCCATATAAGCCTTCCCGTGATCACCAGTCTTCTTTTTCATACCCTTTTTAGTAGTATAGTCTTCTTCACCTTTGTCAGTTTTGGACTTTTCGCCCTTGCTGGGGTACTCATAGGCCTCTTCGCCTTTAGTATCGCCTGTGGTAACTTTTTCGCCTTTCTTCGTGCCCTCTTTCATATGGTCTTCTCTTTTATCATCCCGTTTATACGGTCGACCCATGCCGGTGGGCAAGTCTGGATATTTGCTTTTGGGCCCTTCGCGTCCCATGTAAGGCTCATCAGTGTCTTCTTCTTCATCGTCGTCTTTGTCGTCATCGCGATGATACATTGAAACTAATTCGCGCAGGACTGCTTCATCAAGTTCCACTTCGTCTCCCTCGCCTGCAAGGACTGAAAGCTCTTCGGCGACGTGCTCACGATCTAACATATCCGAAGCTTCAAGCGTGCCCTCTTCCATTTCTTCGGCCATCATTTCCTCTAGTTTATCAAGATCAATTGTCACAACCTCATCGTCATCAGAAGTTTGAGCCGACGGGAGATCGTCGACAAAAGTTAGTTCTCCCTCTTCACTTACGCCAAGTGCTGCATCAACACCTTCTAGCCCTCCCAAATCACCTCCTTCGAAGGGCGCGTCGACGCCGAGATCTTCTTGTTCAAGAATCTTTTCTACCGCTTCGCGGATATCACTTTGATATTTTTCGATCACAGCCTCTTCGGCATTTTTACGTGCTGCTTTCCTCAATTCTTCAGCATCGATAATAGCACTCTCTAGCATGGAAGACATAAATCCTTCTCCTTACAGTTAAATTCATGAATAAATAGTTATAAAATCAATAAAAATCCGACCCTTGAGCTAATCACTTAGGCGCTCGTTCTTTTTTTTTAATTTTTCGAGGGTTTTTTGTCGTCGTTTGGCCTCTTTTTTGCGACGAAGAGAAGGTTTTTCATAATATCTTTTTTCTAAAAACTTTTCGATAACTCGTTCTTTTTTAACTTTTTTTATAAAACGCTTTATGAGGCGCTCAAATGATTCATCGGGGTTACGCGCTTCAACTTCTACTCTAATCGCTCTTTTCATATATCACCTATATTAATTTATCCCACTTGTGTCCACCAACAGCCATAATGCCACTGATATCAATTCCTGGGTCATGTGGGTCTACATCGGAGAGCGGCCCTGTTCCGCCTTCGTGCTGAATGTCGGGGTTTCCCCCTTTGCCCAAAGGCTTAACCCCTTCAAAAACATTTGACGGAAGCCCTGTGGCGTTTAAAAGCTTTTCCTTTTGCTCTTTTATCTGCGAATGGCGCTGTTCTTCTAGATCTCGCCGCTGTTCTTCTAACTGTTGTTGTTGAAATTTTAATGCGTCGCTCTCTGGCGCCAATGGAGTTGGCGTGCGTTGTCGCTGCTCTCTTAGAGGCTGCGTGCCTTTGACAACTTCTGCAATAATACCTGAAAGCATACCTTGTTCAAGAAATACCTCTTTAATACATTCTTTAATAAGAGGCTTCAGGGTTTGTTTTAATTGGGATTTTTTCATTTGTACCTCTGAGTTAGGGCCGACGAGGGAAACCCATAGCGTCTCCGACACTTCTAAGGACGGGGATTAGATCACCGATATTTAAATCAGCGGTGACGCCCCCTAGCTGAGCCGAAGGATCGGAAAGCATCGTCGCGGCCCATCGGTGATGGCCATCTAAAATATGGCCGTCTTTAGAGATAATGGCGCCTATATCGCCGCCTTTTACTCCACCAACCGCCATGCCCAAAGCTTTCCCGAGCCAAATTTGACTTTGAGAGGGGAATAATTCACTCGCAGGTGTTTGGCTAGGGCTCACTTGCACTTTATCGTCATCTGTTGTCTGGTCTTTGGTGCCCTTGTTCAAGAAGCGCTGCGCATCAGGGCCGCGGCGAGGGCCGCCCCAATTCGGAAACTGCTTAGGATCAATTTCGCTGGGGGACATATCGCTTGCGCGCTCGGCCAATCCCAATTCTTTTTGCTTAGCTTTTCGTTTCTTTGTTATTTCGCTTTCGCCTGCACCCGCAAACCCTGTTTTTTCGGCTGCTGCGGCGCCCTTGTGTTGTGCCGTTGCTGTGTCTTGTGCACCTTCTTCGCCGCCTGCATAAGGAGGACGTACATCTATGCGACCTTTATTTAAGAGCCCTTTTGCAATCTTCAAAGCACCCTTTTCAGGGGGAATAACAGGCATATCGCCTCTTTTAGGGGCGCCTGAAGGCGGCGTGTGGGCTTGCATTTTTTTGACACGATCCCACAGCACTTTAAATCCTGCGTTGGCATCGCCGCCGCCGATATCTTTGACAAATTGAAGGGCTTTCTCTTTATTATAAAATTTAGGATCCATGTTTTTACCAGTTGTAATCATGGCTTTTAAATCAGCCGGAGTGGCTTTGTACATGTTAACGTCTTCATTGACCATTTCTTTATGCCACTCTTCGGCTAATCCACTTTCTAGAACAAATTCTTTTATAATGTCTCCTCGGTGGACATTTTCTGTAAATTTTCGCCATTCCTGGAGCAACTCTTTCATCTCTACTTCTCCTTTAAGATGTCTTGAATTTCTTCACGGATAATAGCAATCAAATCTTCTTTTGCAAGTCTATTCTCTTCGCGGATAATGGCAACTAAGTCGCGCTTTTTGATCTTGCCTTCTCTAAAGGGGTCCATGCTTGCTTCATAGCCGGCATGGCGCTGCTTGGATACCGAAGCAGACCCGTAATCACGGTAT